AGAAAACCAGCATAAGAAACCCATATTGGAAGGAACAGCTACTTTACAAAAGCTAAAGTCCTATAACCACAAAATGCAAATATGGATTACCAACCAGGCTAAATTCAAAGCAGCTAAGCATTGGGCTGAAGCCAGGGGAATGAAATTTGGGGTGGTTGATGAAAACTTCCTGTTCAAGAGTAAATGAAATCCCTTGAAGAACAAGCCAAGATATTACTATCGGAATATTCATCCTTAGGCGAATTAAATTCTGAAGTAAATAAAATAATTAGTTCAAAGTACGGAATAAGAGGTGAGGGTGGAAAAGAGAAATTCCAAGAATTTATAAGCGGAAAAATTTATTTTTCCGCTTATAAAACGCCAACCAAAATCAGTGAAAAGGTCCTTTTCATAAATAGATACCCTAATTTTCTTTACCTCTCGGAGGAAAAGATTGGTGGTGAAATAATTTGCAAAGTCCTTGATCTTACCGTAATTCCCCCTGAATTTAAATCCAAAGTTTTGCAAAGAATTTTCACCACTTACTTTGATAAAATCAAATCCAACAGTTCAAGAATAGGGTCAGGACAGGAGTCTTTGAATATAAAAGGCTTGGATTTGGAAAACATCATAGGGGACCTTGGCTACAAAAGTGCTGTATTTGGATTCAAAAAACAATATCTTTCAAATCCAAAGGTGGTAGATTACGATGATTGGGTCAAATTGATTTATTTCAACGAGTCTTTCCTGGATGGACTATCTTTAGATCAGATATATAATCAGTATAAATCGAAAACAATAAGTTGATTTTGTCTAAAAAAGCAGAGCCAAAAAAATAAATGGCAGGATTTGTAGAAAACCCAAACAGTAATCCTATATTCCAAAGGATTAGAGACTCGGTTAAAAACTTGAGTAACTTTGGCTTGAGGTATGGTGACATGGTGGTTAAGAACTCCCAGGCCATCGGTGCTACTGAAGCAGAATTTTTGAAAAAAGGTCCAATCGAAGATGAGACCATGTTTTTTTCTCTGGGCAGGCAAGACACAACCACTCGTCAATACATTTCTTATTTTGATAAGGATTATGCGGGGAAAAGAGATTATCTTAGAAAGTTCTCACTCAATCCCGAGATTGAGTATATCTTGGATACTGTTTGTGATGAAGCAATTACTTACGACCCTTTCAATTTCTTTGCATACCCTGCTTTTCTGAACCTAACAGGTCTCAAGCAAAATGTTGTTGATAAAATTGATTCAACGTACAAGCAATTGTATGATATGTTCGGTTTCAACGATGATATTAGTGCGTGGCAGTATTTTAGACAACTTTTAGTTGATGGATTCATTGCATTCGAAATCATTTACGACGACAAAGGAAAAAACATTATAGGTTTTAAGGAACTCGATGCTACAACTCTTATGCCTTCTGTTGAAAAACAGAAAGACGGAAGTTTCCTGAATGTTTGGTATCAGTATCCTAAGGATGAAAAGAAAAGAAGAATGCTTTATGATTCGCAGATCATTTACATCTCTTACCCGAAAGGAAATGCAGTTTCTAGGATTAGTTACACGGAAAGACTGATTCGTCCTTACAATGTTCTGAGGATTATTGAATACACCAGGGTAATCTGGTCTGTTATGAATGCTTCATTCAGGATGAAAATGACAGTTCCAGTTGGCTCCAGATCTCAACAAAAAGCCATGCAGACGCTTGGAGAATTGATGAGCATCTATAAGGAAGACATTCGGTTCAATGATGAAAGTGGAGAGCTTTCTATTGACGGTCAACCAAAGATTCAATTCTATAAGAACTACTTGATGCCCAAGGGTGTAAATGGAGAGCCTACTATTGAGCCTTTGAACACTGCTGGACCAAATTTGAACGATCCTGCTCCTCTTGCTTATTTCTTCGATAAGTTAGTACAAGAATCAAAAATACCATTTTCAAGATTTCAAGGTCCTGATGGTGGTTCAATCGGTCAATATTCAAATGCTGCAGAAGGTCTTGATAAGGAAGAAATCAGATTTGCTAAGTTCATAATGAGACTTAGATCTGGTTTCCAAGATATCATGATTAAGCCCCTTTGGATCCAGCTTTGTAAAGATTTTCCTGAACTTGAAAAGGATTACACTTTCAAGAGTCAACTTGGATTAACTTTTATTTCTGATAACCCTTTCAGGGTAAACCAAGAAATAGAAAGTATGGTGAAGAAGAAAGAATCTGTCGATGCTATGTACACTTTGACCGGTGAAGATGGGCAACCCTTCTTTTCTTTAGCTTATCTGATTGAAAATTGTTTGGGTATGACCGAGGATGACATTGCAGGAAATAAAGAAGCAAAACTCAAAAGAGCAGCAGAAAAGGCTAAAGCTGGTAAAGAAGAAGGCCCGGCAGAGGGAGCTACTCCCGAAGCAGGAGCAGAGGGTGGAGAAACACCTCCAGCAGAGGGTGGAGAAGCTGATACAACAGAAGTATAACGATGGCCGGATTTTTAGATAACGCACAGGAAAGATCATTTTTAGGAAACCTCTATAGGAACCTATCCCGGATTAGTAAATTCGGGATGGAGTATGAGGATATGGTCATCCGAAATTCACAGGCTATAGGAGCGACCGAGTCAACCTTCTTCAATTCAGAAGGAACCGGATTTACCGAGAATAGTGCTTTCTTCTGGACACTTGGATACCAGGATACCAGGATTAGAAAGTACATAGCCTATTTTGACAAGGACTATTTAGGAAAAAGAGACTTCTTGAGGAAGTTCGCATTGAACGGTGAAATTGATTTTATACTCGATACAATCTCAGATGACGCGGTTAATTACGACGATAAGAATTTCTTTGCTTACCCTAGTTTGGTTAATATCGATCTTAAGCCGGAAGTCAGAGAAAGGGTGGAAGAAAATTTCAGGACTCTCTACATGCTTTTCGGGTTTCAGCAGAGCATTTTAGCCTGGCAGTACTTCAGACAGTTTTTGATTGATGGATTTCTTGCTTTTGAAATTGTCTATTCAACAGACGGAAAAAAAATTGTTGGATTTAAAGAGCTCGATGCAACTTCTTTGCAACCGGCTACAGAGCAACAGCCAAACGGCGAATTTCAGCAGATTTGGATACAGTACCCGCAAGACAATAGAATGACCAGGAAGCTTAAAGCTGACCAGATTATTTATTTGTCATACGCCAAAGGTAACACAGTTTCCCGTGTGAGCTACACCGAGCGTTTGATCCGTTCTTATAATATTCTCCGAGTGATGGAGAATACTAGGGTAATTTGGAACGTCATGAACGCTTCATATCGTTTAAAGTTTGTAATTCCCGTAGGTACCCAGTCCATGCAAAAAGCGATGCAAACGCTTGGACAACTTATGTCTCAATACAAGGAACAGATTGAAATCAATGACACGTCTGGTGAACTAACAGTAAACGGTGCACCGCGTATTCAGTTCTATAAAAACTACCTCTTCCCACAAAAGGACGGAGAAGTTCCTGACATTAATACTTTGAATCCGAATGGACCGGATTTCAATGTTATGGAAAACGTTGTGTATTTCTACAACAAGCTTAAACTTGATTCTAAAATTCCTTATGCAAGGTTTGCTTTTAGAGGAGGAACACCTGCAAACTATCAAATAAGTATAGACCAGCTAGAAAGAGACGAGATCAGGTATGAGAAATTCGTGATGAGATTACGATCTATCTTTCAGGAGATTATGGTTAAGCCTCTTTACATCCAAATGTGTCTTGACTTCCCTCACTTGTCAAAAGATCGTTCTTTCAAGGCAAACCTCGGTTTAAACTTTGTCAAAGAAAACATGTTTGAGCAGCTTATCCAACTTTCAAATTACACCAAAAGAACAAACTTTATTACAGCACTCGGTGATATGAAGCAAAAAATCGGGGAAGAGGAAGTTTCTTATTTTGATAAGGAATGGCTAATTAAAAGGTGGTTGGGATTAAGCATGGATGAATACAGAATGAACGAAAGATACAAGGAAGAGGAAGCAAAAGAAGCGGAAGCCAAGAAGAAAAAAGCAGGTGAAAGCGGTGGTGAAGAAGGTGGTGAAGCATTTACCCTTTAATTTCGATTAGTGTGAGCCTGAGTGAAATTTTCGATAGCAAGAAAATATTAGTTGTAGGCGATTCCATTTTGGATCGGTACGTCTATGGTAAAGTTACAAGGGTTTCCCCAGAAGCTCCTGTTCCTGTTGTTCTAAAGAGGGAGGAAAAACTATTTCCTGGAGGCTCAGCTAATGTTGCTCAAAACGTAGTTTCACTTGGTGCTGAAGCACATCTTTTATCTATATGTGGAGATGATAGCAATTCTGATTCTCTCACTCGAATTTGCCAAGAGAGAAAAATAAGGACCAGCTTTTTCAAAGATGAAACAAGGCCAACAACAACAAAAATTAGAGTTATTGGCAACAATCACCAAATTACTAGAATAGACGACGAGCAAATCCACCCGATAGACGAGGAGCTGGAGAAGAAGATTTTCGAAAAATTCCAGGAGCTTGTCATTAGCGTAGATGCTGTTATCATTCAAGATTATGGGAAGGGGGTTTTGACAGAAACACTTACAAGAAAAATTATTGAAACCTCGATCTCCTCCGGAGTTTTAGTTATTGTTGATCCCAAAGACAAAAACTTGACAAAATTCAGTGGCTGCACTCTTATTAAGCCGAATCTCTCTGAACTTAAATTGGTCGGTGGAATTTCGCCCGATTCGGAATTACGGACAGACGAAATAGTAAGTATTTGTAGAAAGATAATTGATGACTTCAGTATATCTATGGTTTTGGTTACCCTTTCTGAAGATGGAATGCTTCTAGTTCCAAAGAACGAGAAAATCATAGCACCCGGGATCAAGATAGAGGTGAGCGACGTTTCCGGTGCTGGCGATACTGTGAGTGCAACCCTTGCGCTGTGTCTTGCTGGTGACCTTTCCCTGTCCGATAGTATTAAGATATCTAATGCGGCGGGGTCCATAGTTTGTCAATTCTCTGGAGCGGTTCCAATCCATAGTAGTCAGCTGTTTGGCTATTTAGAAAAAACCCACCCCCTCCTTCAATCAAAGGATGGCTCTCGAATTTTGGTTTAATTTTTTTTATCCGTGAATAAATCTTAGATTTGTACTATGATAAACGAACTACGTACCCTTGCAGAAGTGGAACTTCTCACTGGTGATGGATCCCAGAAGGAAAAGCAAAGACTTATAGCAGAATTTTTGTCCGAAGAAATGCTTTACATCATTGATGTGTGTTTCAATCCGTTCATTACAACCAAACTTCATAAACTGGAAATTGAGAAAACTAGAGGGATAATCCCTCCATCTTCTTTTCCCGGGTTTGGAGTTTTCCGTGATCTTGTAGAAGAATTAAAAAAGGCTCCTGCTGCCAATGATTCTTTGAGACATAGAGCGAATAATCTTATCAATTCTCAACTTTCATCAGATCCAAAAGAGGATCTTTTGCTGAGAGATATTCTCATGAAGATCCTTACCAAAAGGATGAATATAGGTATAGGAGCCAAATTGATAAACAAAGCAATTGGCAGGGAGCTTATTCCGGACCCTTCTCTGATGCTAGCTTCCGACGATCAGAAGGAAATAGCAGGATGGAGCAAAATCTATTGTGAGGAAAAGTACGACGGTGTTCGTGTAATAGCTGTTGGAGATAGAGAAAAAGGATTCCAGTTCTACACACGGGCTTTCAATGAGTTGGATAAGGGTAAACTTTCTAGAATCGAATCTTCGTTGATAAAGGTTTTGCACAATGCTAATATCGTTGGCGAAGTGTTTTTCGACGGCGAGCTTACAGATATAAACAGAAAATCGGTTTCGGGTAAGGTTACACAGATATTGAAGGGAACTGCTCCAAATGATATTGACAAGGATTTTCTTTTCAACGTGTTTGACCTGGAAAAATCTGAGGTTCTTAAGACTGGTAAAGGAACTACCCCTTTTATTAAAAGAAGAACCGAACTAGAATTTTTATTGTCTTTCCTTGAAGCAGATTCACCGGTTAGTCTAGCCCGACAATGGGTTGTAGATTCGATGGAAGAAACTCAAAAGATTTACGGTCTTATAGTTTCAATGGGAGGAGAGGGTGTAATATTGAAACCAGAGGATCACGTTTATGAGTGCAAAAGAAGCAAGAATTGGGTTAAGCTCAAGCAAATCCAAGATTGTGATTTGGAAATAACCGGCTGGTATCCAGGCGAAGGAAAACGTGAGGGCTTTATAGGAGGTTTTATTTGCACAGACTCATCAAAAACCCTCGAAGTTAAAATAGGGTCAGGATTTACCGATAAGGATCTCCAGGAGCTAAGCTCTGATCCTGATTCATTAATAGGAAAAATTGCAGCGGTTCAGTTCAACGAAACCATTACTGATAAATTTGGTGGCAGATCTCTTTTTCTCCCGCGTTTTATCGAGATTAGACACGATAAAAACACAGCTGACGATATGTCAATTCTCTTCAAATAGGGGAAACTAATCCTTTGCTTTTCTGTAAGAAAGTAAAGGATTTTCATGATCAATCAGCTACTTACAGAAAAGCTCAGGCCCCGGGACATTAAACACATGATTCTACCGGATAGGATAAGGAACCTATTCGATGGAAAGGGTCTGAATCAGAACATTTTACTTGCTGGATCACCAGGTTGCGGAAAAACAACTTTGGCTAAGATCTTAGCCAAAGACCACCCACATCTTTTCATCAACGTATCTGACGAAAGTTCGGTTGAGGTGATCCGTACCAAGATTAACGATTTTTGCTCCACCATCAGTATAATGGATGGGAAGTCTTCGAAGAAGGTGGTAATCCTGGATGAGTTTGATGGAGCATCTGATCAATTCTATAAAGCTCTTCGTGGCACTATCGAAAAATTTGCTACCAACACAAGATTTGTAGCAACCTGTAACTGGATAGCCAAAGTACCGGAAGCTATCCAAAGCAGATTCGAAGTCATAAACTTCGACCCGATTAATTCTGATGAGGAGCAGAAGTTAAAAACGGAATGGAGAGAAAGAGTTTCGCTCATCCTTTCGAAATTGAATATCACAATAGAAGAAGATGCTCTTCGGATTTTCGAAAGAGACTTTTTCCCTGATCTAAGATCTGCCTTGAATAAAATACAAGCGTGGTCAATTGAAGGGGTTGGAGTGATTGATTTGAAGAAGGTGAAGGATTCATCTTACTCCTACGAAGAACTCTACCAGTTAATTTTTTCAAATCAGGATCCTGTTAAAAACTATCAGTTTATGGTTGGACAGTATTCGGGTAAGGTGGATGAGGTTATGCTTTCTTTGGGAAAGGAATTCATCACCTGGGTTCAACACAACAAACCTGAGCAGGCTAAAATTATCCCAAGCGTGATAGTTATGGTTGCTGAACACCAAGCACAAAGAATGTTGGTAATCGATCCGATGGTTTCCCTCCTTTCTCTTGTGTTTAAAATACAAAAACAAATCACTAACTAATGGAACTTTTACCTAACGAAATCAAGAAAAATGGATTTATTTACCGCCTCTTAAAAAGAGGTGAGCGAGCGATGCTTTATGAACAGTATTGCATAGATGCGGAAAAAGTAGGGTCGTGGGAGGTTTTCAAAAGAAAAATTGACCAGCCGAAAGAAATATTTGGTATTCAACTCGGCGAGAGAGAAATATTTCCTGGCAACGAAGACTTCGGAAAATGGGCATGGGCTCCGTCTAATTATGAAAGAGCACTTGAAATTTACGACAGGATAGAAAACTCTTTACCAGAAGAGCAGAATGACTAGACAAATCCTCTACATCGTTGCACTCATTCTTTTCTCTCAAGTTGGGGTATGGATCCAGCAATTTGCTCAGATTCGATATGATTGGTTTAGAAACAACTCATTTTTAACCACTGTGGTTGTTGGTATAATAGTTTCTTTTGGTTTTGTTGAAGCTGCCAAACTTGGATATGATTTATGGGAAAGCAGCTGGAAAGTCAGGCTTCTCCAATTTTCAATTGGGGTGATGGTTTTCACTTTTATGTCCTGGTTTTTCTTGGATGAAGGCCTTACGACAAAAACTCTGGTTTGTGTTTTTCTTTCTCTATTGATTATAGGAATACAAATGTTTTGGAAATGAAAAAAAGATTAATTATAGTTGGAAAGGGGGGTTCTGGTAAAGACCACATGAGGAAAATGTTACAAGACGAAGGTTTTCGTTACTGCATTTCGCATACTACTCGTCCGCCAAGAAAAGATGAGACGAATGGTGTAGACTATTTTTTTATCAGTTTAGATGGGGCCATTCATGACTTTATCTTAAAGGACGAATTCTACGAGTATGTAATTTTTAATGAGTGGCTCTACGGAACCTCTAAAGCACAATTCCAAAGAAGTAATCTTTTTATCATGACACCTTCGGGTATAGAAAAAATGAAAAAGGATGATAGGGCTGAATCCGTTATTGTTTATCTTGATATAGACGAATCGATAAGGAGGCATAGACTTTCCATGAGAAGAGATGCTGATGATGTTGAAAGAAGATTGAAAGCTGATGAGTCCGATTTCAAAGATTTCACCAACTTCGACGAAAGAATAACAGATCCTTTTTTTAGAGATCTCACAAGTCTAATCGATAAAATAGATTCATAAAATGATAAACATTTTAATAGACGGCAACTACATCTTCCACAAAACGTTTGGTATTTTCGGAGGATATGGAACGAAAAACCCTGCAGAAGTGCTGGGTTCCAAGGGAGAGCAAGCTATGTTCGTTAGAAAAATAGCAACGGATCTTTGTGCATCTCTTCGGCTTTTACCGACAGGGGGAAGATTAATTTTCACCACGGATTCAAGGAGTTGGAGAAAAGACGTGGAGATAGAAGATGGTGGATACAAATCAAACAGAGTGAAAGACGAAAATGTTGACTGGACGATCTTCTTTGATCTAATGCAATCTTTTGGCAAACACCTGGAAAAAATAGGATTTGTTTATTCAAAGGTCGAAGGAGCAGAGGGAGATGATCTCCTTTATTTCTGGGCGGATTACTTCACCCAGAATGACGAAGATTGCATTATAATTTCTGGTGATAAAGATATGCACCAACTAGCAAGATGGAATGATAAAAATTGGACAATAGTTTGGAATAACAACTCTAAAAACAACGTAGTTACTTCCCCCGTTGGTTGGAGGGATAATTGGTTAATGGCCGAACAAGAGGTAAACATTTTCGATATGGGATCTGCTCTTTCCCCAGATCGGGATAAGCTAAAAGATTTGGTGAACAAGTCAGCTGCTGAGGAGGTAAATCCCCGAGATTTTATTTTCGTAAAAATGCTTACAGGTGATAAGGGGGATGCAGTTCCATCGGTTTGGGATTTTGAACAAAGCCCAGGAAAAATATCCAAAGTCACACCTAAAAAAGCAGAACAAATATTAGAATCGCTCAGGACATCAAAATGGGAAAACGCTGAATTTGGAGATATGCTGTCGGACCAGGAATTTATGGATTGGATTGCTGGGTTTGTCTTGAGGTTGATGAAAGACGTTGATAGTTCCGAAAATAGAACAAAGGTGGCTAATAATCTCCTTAGAAATTACACCTTGATGTGGTTAGATTCCTCTGTCATCCCAGGTTGGGTCAAAAGAAATTCAGATCTTGAGATCGAACGTGGTATTTCTTTGGAAAAAAAAGCTATAACTTTTGATAGAATAAAAATATTGGATGGAACGGAGTGGGTTGCCACCTCAGGAGCACCAAAAAGTTTTGACCCGTTTGCAAATTTCTAAAAGATGGAACTTTTTGATCTTATAAAAACCATTTTCAAAAGTGATAAAGAATGGGATGCTGTAAGTAAAAACGACAAGTCCCGGAATTTTTTTATGACCAACCGGATCATGTCTATTCAATTTCCTTTACATGCTCATCTTTTCAATCATGTGAAAATATCGCCAGATCTTGTTGTAGATTGGTGGCATTCTTTCTTGGGTAATAAAACAAAGACCGCACCGAAATGGATTTTCACCAGCACAATAAAAAAAGAATCCAATAAGTCCGAAAAGGCTAAAGCCTTTGAAGAAATAGAGGAGTTTGTCTGTAAAAAATTTGAAGTTAGTTTTAGAGAATTAAATGAGCTGAAAACATTTTTTCCTCATGACTATGAGAAATGGATGAAGTCCTTAA